ACGGACACACCTGGGTGTTATTGGACAAGCCATCTACCAATGCCTACACTCGTGCAGAAGAACTTGATCAAGGCATTAGACCCTATGTTTCAATCATCACTCCAGAAAATGTTTTGGATTGGCGTTATGAAAGATCAATCAGTGGCTATTATGTCTTGACCTATTTGAAAATCTATGAAGGTCATCATGACGGCGTGGACACCTTCCGTGTTTATACGCCTACCACCTGTGAAGTATACAGCATGGGACAAGACGAACCCAAGATCATTATGTCAATGCCAAATCAATTGGGCAAGATACCAGCCGTTTGTGTCTACGGACAAAGAAGTCCAATTAGAGGTGTGGGAGTAAGTCTTGTGGGTGATGTGGCAGACATGAGTCGTGCCATTTACAATGAACTGTCTGAGATACAGCAGGTAGGACTCTTGACAAACCATCCGAGCCTCGTAAAGACCGCATCGACCTCCGCCGCAGCCGGGGCGGGAAGCATCATACAAATGCCCGAAGACTTACAGGCAGATCTAAAACCCTATCTGTTGCAACCAACAGGATCAAGCCTGGATGGATTCCTACAGAGTGTAAATCACAAGATACAAAGCATTGACCGCATGGCACACATGGGTGGCATTCGTTCAATCGAAACACGCAGACTTAGTGGCATTGGACTTGCTACAGAGTTCCAACTTTTGAATGCGTCATTGGCAGCACTCGCAGATAATCTCGAACATTCAGAGGAACAAATCTGGAGATTGTATGCACAATGGCAAGGTCAAGTTTGGGATGGAGAAATCAAATATCCCGACAGTTTCAACATTCAAGACAAGTACAATGACATGAACATGTTGAAATTGGCCAAAGACGCAGGCCCACGCAGTGACATTGTTCACAAGGTGATTGAAGAAGAAATGTTAAGAATTTTAGTAGACGAGGATGATTATGAAGAACTTAAAAACTTGGTTGATGTCTCTGTTCCGCAAGAAACAGCAGGAGCCCCAACCACAACCACAAGTGCAACCCCCCAAGAAGACTCGCAAGAAGAACACCCCAGTCTAGCCAGTCTTAGTCAAGCAGAGAAATTTAAACATCTGCAGACCATGCTGATGGAAGGTTATACCAATGCAGAAATCTTGGCCCTACATCCAGAGATCAAACTTGTTGACATCATTGCCGCAGGTGCTGATGCCGCAAGAACCAACTGATGAAAATACTTCGCAGTGATCCCAGTGCGTTTCTAGGTGATGAAGTCATCATTGAACCTCCTTTAGAAGTCTTAAAGGAGATGTTTAAATACAAGATCAGACCCACAGGCACACACAGAGAAATTTTGAAAATGATAGATGTCTATGTGACAGAAAATGAAAAGTTCATGAAAAGAAAAAACCTAAAGGCCGCCCGTAGGGCAAGAACAGCCCTGTTGAATCTGTTTCATTTGAGTCGTATTAGGCGAGGAGAAATTTCTGAAATCTGTTATGATAAAGATTTTAGAGATCGTGAGTTTATAAAATAATATGCCAAAACCCACTAAACAAATGCAGGCCAATGCCAAACGTGCTTTGGCACTGAGAAGCAAGGCACCCAAAAGTCGCAAAGGTATGACTGCGGTTGGCCTGCAACGAGCCAATCAATTTGCCAAAGGTGAGAATGTCAGTATGAGTGTGGTCAAAAGAACATATTCATTTCTCAGTCGTGCCAAGACCTACTATAAGCCAGGCATGAACACACCAGGCACACAGGCCTATCTGGCTTGGGGTGGCACAGCAGGATTGGCATGGGCAAGAAAAAATATCAAAAGGAGCAAGAAATGAAACACGCAATGAAAAAAACAAAACCAAAAAAAAGAGCACTACCCAAGAGAGGCCAAAGAACGGCCACCAACAAGAGAAACAAAAAGAAATATTAAATAAACCATAAATAGTTTATCAAACAGATTAGATCTGGATTGGTGTTACTCACTTCACCTAACAAGGAGGCTCTTAAATGAATGAAGAACAGGTAACTGGCGAACCTACTGTTGAAACAGACTTCACAGCAGAAAACCAGGAAAAGAAATCAAGTTTTACCCAAGACGAAATTGACCGTATTGTCAAAGAAAGACTGAGTCGTGAAAGACAAAAGATTCTAAAACAATATGAGGGTGTAGATGTTGACAAGTATAGATCACTCATGGATGCCGAAGAAAAAAAGCAAACTGAGGAACAGGCCAAACGTGGGCAATTTGAAGAAATTCTAAAAAGCACCGTGGGCAAGAAAGATCAAGCCATACAACAACTACAGAAAGAATTGCAGGCTATCAAGGTTGATGGTGCAGTGCTAAATGCGGCTTCAAGTCGCAAGGCAGTGAATCCTCAACAGGTGGTAAGGTTATTGAAAGACCAGATCCGTCTAAATGACGCAGGTCAGGTTGAAATACTAGATGAAACTGGATCTGTAAGATACAATGAATCTGGTGCCTCAATGACTGCAGATGAACTAGTAGATAGTTTTTTATCTGAGAATCCACACTTTGTCTCCGCAGGCCCTAGTGGCACTGGCAGTCAAAGTTCAGTAGCACAGGCAAATGGAAGAATGGGTAATGTTGATATCGATAAACTCAATATGAATGATCCTTCACAAAGGGCTATTTTTAAAGAGCACATGAAGTCTAAAGGTATTAGAATTTAACATTTAAAGGAGCCCATTATGGCAAATTCAACAACAACAACCCTGGCTGGTCTGTTTACCACAATCCAGCAAACCGCATTGTTCACAATGCAAGAGAAAGCATTCATGCGTCCTCTAGTCCGCAACTACAACTTGGTCAACCAACCAGGCAAGGCTGCACACGTGGGTATCTACCCAAATATTGCAACAAGTTCAATCACCTCTGGTGAGAACAGTGATGCAAGTGCAACCACAATCACAGCCACAGACAAAACATTTACTGCAACTGAAGTGGCTATCATGGCCACCTTAACTGACTTGGCACGTGATTCAACTGCTGACGACAGTGCTGCCGCAATTGGTCGTATTCTTGGCGAAACATTGGCCAAGAAAGTAGACGAAGACATTGCTGCCTTGTTCAGTGGATTCTCCAGTGTGCCAGCATCAGGTATGGCCAAGACAGAATTGACACCAGATGACATTCTCAAAGCCGTTGCAATCCTACGTGGCAACAGTGTAATGGGACCATATGTTGGCATATTCCACCCATACCAAACCTACAATCTACGCAATGTTCTTGCTAACGCAGGAAGTGCTAACACACCAGCATTGAGTGATCTAGGCAATGATGTTCTACGCAGTGGCTACATTGGTAGAATTTTCGGTGTAGATATTTTTGAATCCGCAGTGGTTACAGGCACATCAGCAGGTGCGTTCAATGGTGCAATCATGCATCAAGATGCATTGGCATTCTGCTTGAAGAAAGACATCACAATTGAAACACAACGTGACGCAAGTCTACGTGCAACAGAAATCGTTGCTTCAATGACATATGCAGTTGGCGAATTGTTCGACTTACATGGTGTATTAGTAACAACTGATGCTGCCATCACAAACTAATCTGTGATTAGTTCAAGAAGGGTCCTTAGGGGCCCTTTTTGTTTGACTAAATATTTGGTAGATTGCAAAGTCTATATCAACTGCCATGTTGATTTTCCATTGGGGTTAGGCTGTCAACTTGTCCCGGGAGCATTGAAAAGCCACTTGTAAAAGAGTGGCTTTTCTTTGACTGACTAAATACATCGAGGAAGAAGGACTTCCCATACATTATCCCTAGAGTAGGACTGACAGGAGAGCCCAAATGGCTTTTGCAACTATAACCGACATCACGGAATACGAACCTGATGTTTTGAATTTTGGTATTCCATCCTTTGCTGATGCCATAACCAAGGCGCAGGCCGATGTCGAACGATATCTCCGTGTGAATTGGTGGCCCTCACAACAAATTGGTAGATTCGACATCACCATTGTGGGCATCAATGTAGAAATGGACACAATCAAACTAACTGATAGCCAATTTACCAGAGCCGCAGTCTATTGCGCCTTGGGCTATTACATATATCCTCGTCTATCCAAGTTCGAACCAACCATGGATGTGTTCCAAATGAAATTGGACTACTACAAAAAAATGTATGCGGAAGAAATTGACATGGTGATCCGTGATGGAGTTGAATATGATCTGGACAGCAATGGTATCATCACTGACGCAGAAAAAACTCCACAATACTTCCTCCGCCTAAAGAGGTAAAGTATGAGCATCCGTGAAACTGTTATAGAAAACATCATTGATGTTCTCAAGGACATGAATGACCCCAAACCCATTTTGGTCAGTCGTGAACCCTTTGATGTTGAAAAACTTGCAATAAGCCAATATCCAGCCATCCTGGTGCAGAGTGGTCCTGAGACTCGTGTAGATACTTCTATGCGTGCCAGAACAGGACAGATCAATTATGTGGTTCGTGCCTTTGTGCGTGGCAACGAACTAGACAAAAAGAAAAACCTAATCATAGAACGCATTGAAGAAACACTGGACACAGATCGTCTGCGTGGCACCACAAATTTTTCAATGAGAACACAGGTGGTGAGCATTTTACCAATAGATAGATTGGCACCATTAGGTGAAGTAGTGATCACAGTTCAAGTAGAATACAAGTACGCAAGGGGAACAACATGAGAATTGAAATAACAAAAGCAGGTGAAACTCAGTCAGTGAAAGAGGACCGCCTGCAGAGATTTTTGGAACAAGGGTGGCATTTGACTGCTGAACCTGCGCCAAAAATAGTCAGTGGTTCCAAGGCCAAGGTCAAGGCAACTGCTGATGTAATAGAGAAGGAAGATCCTGATTGGGATGACCAATGGGAAGCACCTCTCGTATCAATGCCTTCACCTTCTATCCATCAAAAGCCAGAAGATCAAGGCAACGAAAATGCCAACCAATAACCAATAGGAGAATATTATGGCAAATTATCAAGGTAATAATGGTCAAGTAAAAATCAAGAGTGGAGCCGACACGTTGACCGCAGTCGCAGATGTCCGTTCTTGGAGTGTCACAGTCACACGTGAAGTAGTTGAAAATACTGCCATGGGTGATGACTTTAGAAAATATCTAAAGGGCACAGGCAGTTTCACAGGCAGCATGGACATTGTTTACAACGACAGTGAAACTGCTGTGGTGGCCACTTCAATGAATCCAGACACAGATGCCGCAGTCACAGTAGAGTTCTACGGTGATGCCGCAGACGGCACCAAATTTGTTGGCACAGTAATTGTCAACAGTTTTGCAGTGACTGCTTCATATGACGGTCTAATGACTGCCAGTGTGAGTTTCACAGGAACTGGTGCACCAACAGTGGCTGGTTGGGTATACTAATTGAAATTCACTTTGGATTTTAAGGATCAAGACAAGGCACTGGCCTACCTGGAACAAGAAGTTAAACGGTTCCGAGGGCTGGTGTCTGACACTTTCAAATCCGAAGTGGTTCCAAGAACGCCCATAGACAAAGGTCGTGCTCGAAGTGGTTGGCAACAACGACAAGAAGGCATGACTCAAGTTATCGAAAATCGAGTTCCTTACATTGAACAATTGGAACGAGGTAGAAGCAAACAGGCCAGCAATGGTTTTGTAAAACAGGCAATGACAGCCACAATTATTAAAACTAAAGGAAGAATCAAATGACAGATACCGTTGAACAAGCAAAAAAGAAACCCGCAATTGATCTAGTAAAGAAACACTTTCAAGGTCGCATAGCAGGTGCCCTAAACAAGTATCATGTGGAACCATGGGGCTTTGATGTTTACTACAGAACAATTACCAGTCTTAGACAAGAAGCCAAAATTGTAGAATTGTCTACACAAGGCAAAACAGTTGAGGCATTGGTTGAAGGCATACTCTCCAAGGCACTGGGAGAAGATGGCAAGCCATTGTTTCATATGAGTGACAAGTCAGTGTTGATGAATGAAGCAGATCCACAGGTGATCCTAGATCTCAGTCGTGTGTTAAACGGCAGTGATTTACCTTCTGTGGAGGATGCAGAAAAAAACTAATTAGGGACCGGGATCTTTGGTTTATGCTGTTTCTGGCCAAAGAACTTGGTAAGACCTTGGAAGAGATATTGGATATCAGCACATTGGAATTTACACTTTGGGCAGCCTACTATCAACTACAAGGTAAACAAGACAAGCAAAGAATGAGGGCGAAATAAAATGGATGCAAGTATTGTCGTAAGACTAATAGATGAAACCAGAACAGGTTTCAATGACATACAAAGAAATCTCGCCTCTGTAGACAGCAGTTCCAAAACATTGACAAGAACAATGGATGGTTTAAAAACTGCTGCCGCAGGATTCGTTGCTGCCTTGGCCAGTGGCAAGATCATTGACTTCATTGACAGTGTGCAGACCATGGACAACAAATTAAAACTTGTTGAAAAAAGCCAAGGTGATGTCAACATTCGTTTCAATGAACTTTTTGATGTTGCACAAAGAACCCGAGCCCCTATCGCAGAAACTGTTGACCTTTACAGCAAGTTGGCACAGAACCAAAGTGTTGTAGGCAAGACAGGCGCAGAAATAACCAAAGTAGTTGAAGCATTCAATTTGTCTTTGGCCATCAGTGGCACCACAGGCAATGCGGCCAGTGGTGCTATCACTCAATTTGCACAGGCCATGCAGAGTGGTAAATTGCAAGGTGATGAATTCCGTTCAATTGCAGAAGCAGTGCCCAAAGTGCTACAAGTTCTGTCAGATAAGACTGGCATTGCTCGTGAAGAACTAAAAGAATTGGCCAGTAAAGGTTTCCTCAATGCCAAGATTGTGGCACAGGCCTTGTCTGAAGGTTTGGACGATCTACAAAAAGAAATGGACAGAACCAACAAGACAGTTCGTGGTGCCATAACCAATATGACCAACGAATTTACCAAGTTGGGCAGAAGTTTCTTAGACAGCAGTGGCACCAGTGATGCATTGGTCAAGGCCATTGATCACATCACTGAGAACGCAGAAGATCTCATACCAATCATCAAGGTGTTGGGCATTGCTCTTGGGGCATTGGCTGTGGTGTTTGCCACACCCACTGCGGCAGTGATTGCAGTCACAGTGGTTGTAGTCAAATTTGCAAAAGAAATTGCACCCATAGCCAGATTGATTTTAGATACATTTGGCAAGGCCATTGACTATGTGGTGCCCAAGATTGGCAGTATGGGAGCCGCACTCAAGGCATTGATCAATTTCAAAGATCCATTTGAAGCCTACCAAAAGTCAATGAAAGAGTATCAGATAGAAGCAGACAAGAGCAAGAGCAAGACTGATGCACTCAGCAAGAGCACACAGGACCTAACCACTGATCAAAAGAATGGTGCCGGCCCCAGTGACAAGATGAATCAACTCATGAAAGAAAATGGTTTGGCCAAGGCATTGGCAGGTATAGAAACCATGAAGTTCAATGAGAAACTCAAAGAACAGATCTTGTTGGCAGGACTTGACAGTGAAGCCAAACAAAGACAGGCCTTGGTGAATGAAGGACTCAGTGCCAAAGCCAAAGACCTTAAGAAATCTGTAGAAGATCTTACCGACGCACAAAAGAAAGATGTCATAATGACTGTGGACAGTGCCATGGTCAAGATCAGCAAGGCCAATGAAGAATTAGAAAATCGCAAGAGGGTTTTCAAAGAATCAGTGGACCTACTAAGTCGTTTTGCTGATGAAAGCCGCAAGCAACAGAATACCACATTGACTGAAACAGGCAAGTTCAACAAAGACCTCACAGACATCAACAAGGCCTATGAAGCAGCCTTGATCAACAGCAAGGGCAAGACCACTGCTGAAATGAAACAGATTGAAACAGACTATCAGGCTGCCATGAAAGGTATCCATCAACGAGGACTCAACGATCTTTTCAACGATTACAAAAAATACACAGAAACCACACAGACCAAAGCAGAACAATTTACCAGTGAACGTGCCAAGATTGAAGAAGCCTATAGAATTGCACAACTGGACAAGAACAATCAGACCTTTGCAGAACAAACTGCTGTGTATGAAAAATATCAAACAGCCATTCAAGGTCTACAGGCCAAATACGGTGCGGACTTCAAGAAGGCAGCAGAAGACTTTAGAAACACAGAATTGACTGGCAGTCAAAAGTATTTGAAAGCCGTTGAAGAACTAAATTATGCCTACTATGAACAAGGCATCATCAGCAACAAAGACTACAATGACCTGCTCAAGAAAGCCAACAAGGACTTTGTGGACACCACAGTCAAAGACTATGGTAACCTTTATGGATTGCTACAAGAAAAAGTTTTGCAATGGTCAGGCCTAAGCCAAAAAGAATACGGCATTGTCAAAGACACATTCAAATTGGTATTTGGTGTTGATGTTGAAACCATGCTGAAACAGTTCTTTGCTGGTGCCATACAGTATGTTCTGGGCTTTAGAACATCAGCCACTGGAGACCTAAATGGTATTGGTGGTGTGCTGAATGGTGTGTTTGGCAAAGGTGGCTCAGGCGAAGGCAATGTCACAGGATTTGCCAGCATGGCAGGCACAGTGTTCACGGCCATGAAGGGCGGTGCAGAATACATCTTTAGTGGCATTGGCAGTTTTATCTCAACCATCTTCAGTGGAGGTGGCAGCCTGTTTTCCACAGTGTCAGGTTGGACCTCAGGAGTGTTAGATATA